CCTTGTAATCTATAAGAGAGCCTTTGAGAAAAGTTACTCTGTAAGTAGTGTTTTTAACTTGATTGGCAACTGATCCGGACCTAGGCTTCATATCTATTTTTTTAACAATTACATTGCTCTCCAAACCGGCTAATGCTTTGTAGACTTCAAATGGGAAACCTTTACTTTTGCTAAGCAATCTCATTATCTCTTTGTCTTCATCAAAATCCTCACTCCTTACTTTAAACCTAGGAAATTTTATAGAAGGTTTTATGCTCATTTGTTCAATTGAATCAAAATGGTTTTTGAAAACATTTTCTCCTAATGATTCTATTAGCTCACCATAACCAGCTTTGTTTTCAGATATATGCTCTCTTATCCTATCATGAAAAATTTCATTGACCTTCAGATCAGATCTGTGCTTGTACTTCCCAAGATTATTGTGTGAATCCAAAGACAAGCTCAGAGTTTCTAAAAGCTCAAGCCGGTGAGTTGAATAGTCGGATATCTTGGCCTTCTGAAAAAAATCAATCATTCGTTCTGTGCAATCAAACTCATCGTCGCAAGATGACGGAACATCCATGCTGAATTCAATTGGATCTGGGCATATCTTGAAATCATAATCATATCTCAATACACTTCTATTGACCTCACTGTTCTGCAGAATATATGAAAGCTTCAACATCTTCTCATCAAACACTTTGCCTTTCGAGTAACGCTTAGAATCAAAAAGGTAAGAAGATGAGGCCTCAAGGTTGTAAGTCAAATCTGATATGTGATACTTGCCCTCGTAAGACCATAGTATGTCTAAATCTCCTATGAATCTCCTAAATGAGCTATTGCAACCCTCAATGAGATGAACACTGCCACCATTGCCAATGATATTAATTGAAAATTTTAAAAGACCAACAAAGTGTATCATGGACTCAGGCTTCCAAGGATAAATATCAACTCTGTCTGTTATAGAACCAGTGACTCTAACAAGATCTAAGCAATCTTCTATTGTCTTCATGCTCAAAACCTTGGCTAGTAATTCTTCTAATTTTTCAAGTTTGAAGCATTCCGTAATTATCAACTTCAAAGTTGTCTCATCTAAGGGAACAGTTTCAAAATCATCATAATATTCATCATCACTATCATAAGGGCC